CCTGTCAGTGTTTCGACTACCACCTCTTGATCAGAGTTGCTTGTAGTTCCAACTGTCTGAGAGTTGGTCTGTCCTGCCTGTACATTTGCTGCGACATTCGGTCCACCCCCACCTCCCAAGAGAAAGGACGGAATCTGAGAACAACTACTTGTTAATAGAAGCAGTGGTATTGCTAGTATGATTGACAGTATGCGTGTTTTTACCATTGACGTATATCCCGAAGAAACCTGCACCTGCCCCTACAATAACAGATACGAACCCTGCTTGTGCGTTTGTGGGATCAGGTAAATCCATGAACCATGTTGTTGTTTTATAGAAAGCGTACCCATACAAAGTTATAATTAATCTAGGCCATATACGCCACTTGTCTAACCACTCAGGAGTTACTTTCATTACTTAACCTTTCATAGCGTACATCAGTAGTCCAAGACCACCGAAGAATATTAACAACAAGACTCCTGTAATAGACCAAGTGATTATGGACTCAATCATCTCTGCCTTACGGTACTCTTGATCTCTCTTTTTTTTACGAATCTTTGCTTCTGTACGCACTAATTCATCCCATGCTGATGGACCATATATGAAACTAATATGTTGACGTAGCTCTTCACGCATAGCCTCTGCCTTACGCTTCGCATTCCAAACAGCGAGGGCTTCCTGTTCTACATCCCCGCTTATAGTCTTCCACCACGGTGGGTTGTTGGCCTTTTTCTCTGCTTGCCCTAGATCGGACATAGCACCTGCCCATTGAGATAACTGACCATGCATGTCTTGCAAGTCTTTACCAACCTGCAGTCCCTTCTTAATTGCGTTGAAGGCGACAGTCGCACCACCTATGATAGTCACTGGGTCCATTTATTGCTCCCTAGATTTCTCCATCATAACTCTGATAGACTTTATGTTTTCATCTATTCGGGCCATAGTAATTTCTAGAGTTTGTACTGATGACTCAACAGCCATTAGCCTTACTTCTTGTCGAGCAATCTCTCTGGCGTTAGTCTCAACACTCTTGTCGAGTGACGACATGTACCAGATAAAACCTGCAGTCTGTACAGCAATGGCAAATACTAGAGTGACAGGTACAGATTTAGATAGGTGCCATTCTTCATTATTGTCCATTATAACACCTCAAAATGAGGGGCATCAATGAAGGGTCTACGACCAGCAGAACGACGAATGTCAATGTACTCATTCATCAAGTCTTCTGCAGTACCATCCCAATCATTAAGAGCCTTGTGCCATGCAGCACCCCAACGGATAGTGACTCCTAGTTCTTTTGATGCCTTGAGCATTGCATCAGCTATTTCGTCGTACAAGTTTAGTTCCCAACGACCACCATCAACCCACGCCATGAGGTCTACAGCGTTACCTTCGAGGTGCTTAGACTTCATGGTTTGTGATGCACCTTTAGCGACCAAGGCTTCCTGCTCTTGAATGGTACGTAGACCACAGATCACAGAGAAGTCCTGCTCAGATAGCTCAATGGCCCTCTCCACTACAGCTACTAGCCGTGGATTAACACCTTCAAGTTTCTGTTTACTTCGATTACCTAAAACGTATCCCATGCTAGTCTCCTAGTTTACCTAAGTTTATTCTTATTTTAGAGTCGGCTTCCTTACCCGATTGTTTTCTAGTCTCTTGTGCAGCATATGCTAAGATACTAAGTAACTCAATAGGACTTGCATCCTCTAGAGAATCAGTGTCTATTGTACCTGCTTTCAAACCTTCCCAGAACTTAACACGACGAGGCCCAGGATTGAAGTCATATAGGTCTTCTACAATAGTATTACCTTCGTCGTCTGTGTATATCTTACCACCACTTCCTACAAAGTGTGCCATACGTGCTTTAGGGTCAGTAAAGCTTTCTTTGAATCCTCGTTTCAGAGTTTCTTCGTTCTTTGTATTGAAGTCATCATATGTAAAGTAACCACGATTACTAGAACGTGCAGATGTTACAGCTTCTTTCAATGCAGTTATGTCTGACTCATTCAACATAGACTCATTTAATTCAGAACCTGGTGTTAGTAGATTAGAAGTAAAAGCTCTAGCTTGTGCTGTACCGAAACCTTCAGCAGTCACAGTAGAATAAAGAGAAGTACCTGCATCTTGTATGTAGTCAAGACCTTCACCTACAGACTCCCCTACTGCCATTGCAGCACTCGTACCTTTTTCTAGTAGGTCTGATCCGAAGTCAAGAATCTTAGTGTAGTTGCCACCTGTAGTAGCACCTTGATTCTTTGCAGCCTTAACAGCAGCAGGTGCAGCTAGATCGAAGAGCTTTGTGTAGTCAGCCATATCAGTCTACCTTCACCATTTCAGTACCGATCATAATGATGTCACCTGTTTTAATAACACCAAGTCTTTCGGCTGCGTCTGCCTCGTCTTGTGAAGTGAAGTATCTAACATCTTCTGCAGTTTGATCTAGTCCTGCAGCTTGCATTCGAGTAGAAAATGTGTTAGCCATTTCGTCATTCCACCAATCAGCTTGTGTAATGTTCATAGAACCTGGGCGTAGCTGTGGGCGTGGTCTTGATGTAGGTTCAACACCCTCTTCAATAGCCTGTGATGCAGTATCAATTACCTGTGAAGGAGTCATCTGACCTTCGGTTGCAATCTCCTCACTGATGATGCCTGAAGCATACGCCTCTCTTGCACGTTCTAGTGCCTCACGTGTTTCTGCTATAGTATGTTGTGCTTTGTTACCTGTCTTATCGTAGTAACTACGTCCTGTATTCGGATCAGGTATTGATGCAAACTCTTTAGCGAACTCCAACATAGCAGTGTTAATGTCATCAGACTCGCCTTTGATATACGCAGCTAGTTTAGGACGTTTAGTTCCTAGTATCAAACCTAGTCCCATACGGTCTTGTACAGTAGGGCTGAAGATTGTGCTGTCGTTAACACCTGCAGCTTTCATTGCAGCGTCCATTGCTTCAGGTGTAATCTGATACGCACCTACAGCAAACAAACGGTTAGGGTTGTTAGGGTCTTTGATACGCTGATAACCTTTAATCTCACCTAGTGTCATCTTAGATAGAGGTTTACCACCACGTACTGTGCTGTTAGTAGAGCCTACGATGTTGTCACCTGATGTACCACGGTTACTAGATTCGTACCCACCTTCACCTGCACTAATAAAGTTTAGTACTTCCATACGTTCTGGTGTAGGAGAACCCCCTACGTCAACCATAGTTTCGTCAGGCTCTTCTACTCTAGTCTGACCTAGAATACGATTAGCTACAGATAGAACCTCACGGTGTTTGTATGCACGTTGAATGTTATCGCCTTTAGCATACTCACTTGTTTTAGGTAGATACAAACCTTTATCACTTAGGTTAGTTTGTACATACGCTCTCATGCTACTGTCACCACTACGTAGATGATCTATATAGTCTTGGTTTGTAGCGTAGTAGGATTGAGTACCTTCATCCCACACTAGGCCCATAACCCTATTTGAAGGATCACGACCTTCTGCTTCTAAGGTACTTAGTTTAGATTCAGAGAATCGTAGGTTATTTGTAACAGCACTATTGATTAGTGTACGAATCTGGTTAGCAGTAGCTGTGTCACCGTAGTTATCTAGTGCATTTAACTTCTCAACAAGCCCTGAGTCTATGATAAGCTCATTTAGTTTAGAGCCTGTCTGCTGTAGATCAAGGTTGTTCAGTGATTTAACAACAGATGCGATACCTGCGATAAGTTGTTTCTTACCTTTGTCTGTAGCAATGTCACCTACTGATAGGTTCTTGATCAACCCTAGACCTGTAGCACGTTCTGTAATCAAGTCTTCGGGTGTCAATCCCTCTGTACTAAACGCAGCATTCAAATCTTCTTGAGTCATAATGGTGTTAGGGCCAACAACTTCGTCTTGACGTGCCTCAATAAGGGTATCAAAGATAGAGCCTAGATCACCTTTACTTGAGATAGCTGCAGTATCTGAACCATCACTTAGTTTAGTTGTGATACTCTTAAATAAGTCTAGACCTGCAGGTGATGCAAGAATATCTGACTTAGTAATGCTTGCACCTGCAATAACCTCGCCCATAGTATTACCTGTTTGAGCTAGGTAAGATGCAACACCTTCAGCAATTTTCTCAGGGTCTTTAGTCTCTTTCATTTCAGTTAAGAAATTACCTAGATTCGTAAAGTATTCTGAGTACTGACTACGTTCATCTTCAGATATTGTGTTAGGGATAGACAGATCGATGATACGTCGAGCTTCTGCAACACGAACTTCTAGAGCTTCGATGTCTGTTGTAGTAATAACCTCACCAGTATCACGCTTCAACTGAATAGACGCAATGATTGCAGTGTCTAAGTTCTGAATACGATTCTCTACTACAGGTTTTAGTTTAGTGTACCACTGAGCCTTGTCGTTTACATCTGCAGTTGTAGCCATAAGTTCTACAGCCGCAGCTTCTGATGCTTTATTCTGAGCAAACATAGCGTGTTGATCAGGAGTGTAACTAGGATTCAGAGTCTTAGAAGCTAAGTAAGCAGTCATAAACTTAGGATCACGCTGCATAGCTTCATACTGAGTCATCTCTGTAGTCTTAGAAAGATCAGAGAAGTCCATACCTGTCTTAGCTTTTAGTGTACTGTTGTACTTAGCTAGGTCAGCGTACCCACCTGGAAGTTTAGAAGCAGCAGCCTGTACAGCTTGACTATATCCTGCACGTGTCTGTTCAAACGACATACCACTTTGTTCTGCTTTCTGATCTACAGAATCAATAGCACCAAGCAAGTCACGTACAGCACTCTTCTCACGTGCAGTATCATACATATCGTAGGCATTACCTGCGATACCTATAGCAGATTGTAGAGCACTAGCTTGTGTACGTTCAAGAGCCGCCTGACCTTGTACTGCCTTGGCCTGTGCGCCTAGAGACATTGCTTGAAAGTCTGACCTAATCTTTTCAGTGTTGTCTACAACACCCTGTTGAGGGCGTTCAAACCCTATGTCGAAAGATGTCTTAGGTGCAAATATATCTTGTGCCATATTAGTTTCCTAGTGTTGATGCTAGACGTTCAGCCATCGCAGTCCTATCATTCTTACGTAGTTTAAGAATTAGTTGTGGTAGTTCATCTTCTAGTGGAGTGATCAAGGCTTTACGTAAACCCATCTTAGTTATCTCTGATGCACCACTTAGATCAATACGTAGCTTCAAGGCTTCTAGTAGTTTGAAACCTTCCTCGTATTGTTGTGGGTCACCTGACTTAATCATAGCATGAGCTTTATCTGCTAGTCGGTTAATGTCTCGACGTTCTCTACGTAGACTCTTATCGTCATTGTAAATCTTAGACTTGACTGAGTAGAACTCTTGTACTTTCAGAGGACTAATGCCTAATGCAACCATTAGAGCTTCAGTTGTAGTCATCTCACCAGGAACGGTAGCTCCTGTTTTACTACGATACAGACCGTTATTCATAATACCGATAGCCTTTGCAGTACTATCAAGTGTTGTGATGTTACGGAATGTCTTGATTATATCCTCTTTTACGAGTGTGCCGTTACCGTCTGTAAGATTCAGGATACTGTTCCAGATAGAAGATACGATGTCCCCACCAATCTGAGCAGATGGACCACCTACAACCTCTAGGAACTGACCCTCTTGAATCTTACGTAGTGTCTCACGTACCTGACCCATTGGTGCAAGGCTTGTTGTTAGACCTGTACCTACACGTCCGTTCTCGTCTTTAAGGAGTACATCAGTAACACCATCAATCAGACCCCACTTCAAGAATGTGAATAATGAGTTGTCTGTTGACCTACCTGTTTTCTCTGCAATGTAGTCTGCAGCATTAGCGAATCCGAAACCTGCAGCACCGTACATAGGTACAAGTACAGCACCCAACCTTGCACGTTCTGCTATGCTTAGTTCACGTCCTGTAAACAACATCTCCATAGAACGCATGGTGTGTGACAACCACTGTGTAGGTAGACGCATGACACCCTGTTGCCAAGATGCGTTAGAGATAGACGACATATGGAAGTTCAAGGTACTGTCACGTCGAGCAATCTGTCTACGAGCCTGTTCAGTCAGGATAGATGCACCTGGGTTCTTCGCCATGTACTCAAGGATAGCTGTATAAGTACCTGTCATACGTGCTAGGCGGTCACCCTCACGGAAAGGTACAAGACCTATCTCCATACCCTTAGATGCAGTCTTACGTGTAGTTGCCCATGCATTAGCTAGTTTACTAGGTGTGTAGTCTTCACCTGCAAAACCAGAGATACCACGACCATAACCAGTGTTAAGTTCAGCGATCTCAGTATCCAAGTCCATGCGACCTGATGAACGTACATACTGCATGATCTCTTTTACTTGATTGTCTGTCAGGTTGTAGCGTTTAGCAACCATCGACAAACCTTTATCCACTGCATCTGGGAATACAAACAATGGACGCATAAGTAGTGCCATACCTGCAGCACGAGGGCCATGAGTAGGTGAGATCATCATAATAGATGTAGCATGGAAACTCTGAATGATAGTTTGTTTTACATTCAAGAATCCGAACTTAGACAAGAATCCTACTTTAAGCATAAAGTTAGTAGGATCATTGAAGTTTAGTTCTTTACCTGTACCTCTGTATACAAAGTTACCTACAGACTTACCAAGATTAAGCATGGCTATCTCGTCTGCACGTTTAACCCTCATACGACGACGATCAATACTCCATAGCTCTTTCATTCGATTTACTTCTTTACCTGTGCCTGTGAACTGAGCACCCATAAACAAGTTATAGAAGTCATCTTCAGGTACGTTGCTAGGTAGTCGAATGCCTGATACGTTACGTGCTTTCTTGACCCACGCTGTCATAGCATTTACAGTGTATGCTCTGTAGCTAAAGTCATTGATAGCACCATTGATACCAGATACGATGTTAGCAGTAGGATCGAAGTTAGTAGTTTTTACACCACCGAAGTGAGGCAATACACTATCACTACGGCGCATATCGTTCTCAATGAAGTTGCCTACAGACATTCCATTGAATACATCATCATCACCATCTGCAGAGGATAGAGCTACGTTGCGTTCTTTCTTCTGAAGTTGTGATGCAGTATTTAAGTCCCAGTTGTTTTCACGAGCAAACAATTCCAAGTCATCAAAGGTTTCTATAGATGGGTTCCAAGAGTTATTCTCTTTGATGATGTCATCTATCTTAGAACTACCTCTGTTAGCAAGGATAGTGTTAATCTCATTGATAGCTTTTACTGCGTCTTCTTCAGTGAATGCAGATAACCAAGTCTTAATACGGCCTCTGTTGTAGTCACCTGCCACGACAAACCAGTTAGAGAATGGGTTAGTGCGTGGGCCACCTGCGTTGTAGCCTAGTACATCTGATGGGTCTAGTGCATCTACAGACTTAGGACGTACAATATATTCTACACCCTCGTATGGTTTATCTAAACGCCATACACTTGTGTTAGGTTCTACAAACTCTTTGTATGTTACCTGATTATCTACGATGTCTAGGATGCGTGAGTTCTCAGGTACAGATGCTTTAGTGCCTAGTTGCTTTGCAGGTACACGGAATCCGTTAGGCATCTTAACAGCACGGTATCCTTTCTGGATGTACCGTTGCATGATGTTACTTGCCTGTAGAAGGTACGCTGCATCACTGATCTCTACAAGAGATGCATAAGCTTCCTTAACAGTTTGTGTAGCCTCACGTCCTGTAAACTCTAGGTACTTATTAGAGAAGTCCTCAATAGTGTACCATCCACGTTTAGCAGACTCTAATGGATTGTCACGAAGGTTACGTGTGATGAATGCTAGTGCTGCACGGTCAGTGTTGTTCAATGCTTCAATAGGTCTAGAAGCTTGTTGTACTAACTTACCGATAGCTGCAGCCGCACCCTCGCCAAGTAGTGCTAGTTCTGTTGTGTTACGTAGGCCACGAGTAGAAGCATTACTGACAAAACGACCTACACCACCTAAGACATCATTGATCATGTTACGTACAGTGCCACGTTCAAGGTTCATTGCACCTTCAAAGATGTCATCAATACCCTTGATCTCTTTAGCTAGGTTTAGGTTCTCACGTAACTGAATTACGAAACCCTTACCCTCATTCACAGGTACAAGTTCACCACCTGAACGCTTCGCTGCTTCTTTAGCACCTACTGATGGGTTGCCTTTAGATGTAGCTTTGTAGGGTTGACCGTCTGTTGCACGTCCGAACTGTACAGTAACATTGTAGTTACCTAGATCGTCACCTACATGCCCTGCTTTGTAAATAGGGTTACCGAATGTTTTACCCATACGAGCTACAGCTTCTGCAGCAAGACGTGTCACATCAGCTTCAGGTAGAACCTTACCGATAGCGTTGTTCTTGTAGTAAGTCTGTATATCCTGTAGAAGTTTATTCTCTTGCAAGATACGAGACACACGAGACTCAGAGGGTAGGCCATCATCTAAGTGTGGATTCAAAGACGCAGGACCAACATCGTTAGTAACTTCAGGGTCTAGTCGTTTGTTTAGTGTATCCTCTGCTACCTTTGCAGCTTCCTCTGGTCCTTGGTTAGCTGATACACGGCCTACAAGTGTACGGTTACGTGCAGTCTTAGTTGCAAGTTTTATAGAACTCTTTGCTACCTGACCTAAACCTGCAGCATCTAGTGCAGCAAATGCCTTAGTTAACGCTTTCTCACCGAAAGTTCTGAAGCCATTGTTGTTTACAATCTCTTGTAGTTGAGCTATACGCCATGAGCTATCGTCACGTGGACCTTTACTCATGTAGTCTTCAGCAAACCCAGTGAACCACTCACCGAACTGTTTAGGAGTCATGGTGATTTTATTCTGTAGTACCTCGTTACCAAGTGATTCTAGTTCATCTTCACTAAGCAACGTGTAAGGAGATGTAACAAATTCATGCAGAGCCATAGAACCGAAGTCCAACACTGCATCAACAGCACCTGTCTCTTCTTGTGCGATATATGTATCTAGTACACCTTGAGCGATACGGTTGTTAGATGCAATACGTAAGTCAACAGGCTCTACCTCTGAGTCCTTTAGACCTAGTGCTTGTTCGTAGTAGTACTGTTGAGTCTCTAGGAAGTCTAGTTCTTTCTCTCTGTACTTATCAATATTCTCTTGGAACTGTACAGGATCAACGTCTAGGTACTCTAAACGATCTACAGCATATGTTTCAAGAGGACGGTTCTGATCTAAGAAGTCCTGCTTGGCTAGTTTAACATCCGTATGAGGCTTACCTGTGGTTAGGATAACTTCATCTTGTTCTGTGTCTGTCTTGATAGACGTGTCTTGTTGTTCTTCAGATTCAAACTCATCAAGGAAATGATGGGTATCCTCTTCAATGAACGTAAGATTTAAGTTTTCCATTTAGGTTTCCCTTATCGCATAATACCTGCACCCACTTGGAATGCAGTGCTTGCAATACCCATAATGCTAGATGCACGGCTCTGATACAATGAAGCTTGTGATAGAGCTAGTTGTTGCTGACCTTGTAGGACGTTAGCTTGACCGTATAGCGCATTGATCTGACCTTGTAGGTCTGCAGATCGTTGGTTAGCTTGCGTAATCTGTTGAGATAGGCCAGACTGTTGTGTAGAGTAACCAAGAGCAGCCGACAAGTTAGAGCCAATAGAAGCAGCACCCCCAGATACGGCAGATGATCCTGCAGCCCCTGCAGCTTGTGCTACGTTTTGTTGACGTGCTCGTGCAATCTGAGCTTCTCGGATAGCCTGTCGTCGCTGCCTACGTACAGCTAATTTATCCTGCTCTGCTTGCTTCTGTATAATTTCTTTCTGAACACCTACCTGTGCTGTAGATACTGTCGTGACTTGATCTTGAATATCTGCTATCTGTTCGCCTGTAGTTTCAGCTTGTGTCTGTGCGGCCTGTGCTGCAGAAATGTTCTTATCTACTTTACTACCTATAACACCACCAATAATAGCACCACCGACAACAGCCGCAGCTACGCTTGTGACACCTATTGCAGCACCTACAGCACTCGTAGCAAGAGCAGCACCTGCAAGTCCACCTGCAACAGCACCAATCGCAGTAAATACAGCCATATCATAATTCCTTTATATATGCAGTTTCTATTGGCTTGAAGCCTTTACGTTTAAATAGAATACCTGCCTTACCATCAAGTACTACATCAAGAGCAGATAGCCTTGCGTAGTCACAGCCTTTTTGTTTAGCCCATTCAACGTAACCATCAATGAGTTTAGGAGCAGTCTTACCATTTCTATGTTCAGGTTCTAACCACAACATTAACTCTTGTGATACTACGAGATCATTTATAGGCAGTTCAGTCATTACTCCTGCAATAGCACCCACGATCTCTGTGTTAAAACAAGCAACCTTTACTATACCTGCATCACTATCTATTAGTTGTTGTAGTGTAGTAGCTACTTTATTAGGATTGATTGTATTCAAAGCAGGGTGGTTAGTTTCTTTAGAGAATAGCTTTGCTGCAATCGTTATATCTAAGATGTCGCTATGGTTAGCGTCACGTATTGTATAAGACATGAAGTCTCCTAAGTTAGTGTGTTTGGTTAACTCCACCAAGAACTGAGTATCCAAGTAGAACGAAGTCCTTACCTTGTTCGCTCTCGAATTTGATACGCATTGATCGACCACGACCACGTACTTTCATTCGAGTAGTGATTACTGTTTCAGGGTAATCAAAGTTCAATAGGTTATTAGCGTCAACAACAGGCATTGCTTTAAATCTGTATGCTTGTTGTGCAGTACTAGAACTACTGTTCTTGAAGTCCCAGAATGCAGACACTAACATAGATGATGGTTTGTCTGGTTGATAACCGTCTGTCTCATTACCTTCCCATGCAGTCTCAGTTAGTCGCATGTAAGTTGTAATGTAAGGAGCAGTCTTCTTTAGAAGTAGGTCACCCATGAAGTCATAACCTGCTTCAGCAAAAGAACTATAGTTTGTTGTACCCCAATCTAAGAAGTCCTCTCCTGTGAAAGAACCCATAGTCATCTTATCTGATTCACCATCACGAATAATCAAGATGATTGCAGGTGAACCTGTAACTGCTAAGTTCTGAATAGAGACAACATCATCTCCTGCAGAAGTTATAACGTCATCACCTGTGCTAGTTACAACATCAAGTGTAGAAGCTGCAGCACCGAAACCAGAGAAGAACTCCATACCAATAATAGCATCTGTATCTGCAGTTTCATCTTCTACATACCAAGGGTAGAATGCTTTCAGAGGCACATCAAGTACTAAGATATTATTTACCTTAGATTCTACTGTTTCACTATCGTCAGGCCATGCCCAGTAAGCACGTTTGTTTACAGGATCGAAAATAGATATAAGTTTATTCTTAGACTCGTTAGGAATACGATCCCAATAAGCTTGAATAGTAGAGATAGTCAAGTTGCTTTCTACAGGACGACCACTTGTCTGATCGAATTGTAGGGTGTGAATACCATTCTTACTCCACCAGATAGGCGAACCATCTGCAATTACAAAACTACCTTCACTAACGATACCTACGTCTGTAATCTTTCTTACTGCAAAACCTGCAGGACTAAAGACACCATCAATACCTTCAATACGCCATACACCATTCTCTGCAAAGACATACAAACTAGCGTCAATAACGTAGAGTACCTTAATTCCTACAGCACCTGCAATACGGATTGTACCGCCATCTGTGTCAAGTAGATCACTGATCTGTTCTGATGTAGGATCGTTCTGTTGTAGACATTCACCTAGCTGATTAAAGTTATCAATCAACTGACTAAATAAGATGATGTCTGTATTTGAGGTACTATCAAGACCTGCATAGAAAGCACGACCTGCAAAGGTAGCTACTGTCCTAAATCTACTAGATTCAGTTTCTGTGGTAAGTCCTGAGATACCTGATGCAGTAGCACGGTCTTTACTAAAGAAGTCTAGTACGTAGTGACCGTTGCCTGTTAAAGATGTACCAGTATAAATCTTATCCCACTCGGTAGCACTATAGACACCTGAAGCATCTTTACCTGAGTACCAAGGGTGAGTAAGACGTTTAGTTAAATCAGTAGGAGCACCGTTGCCTGTGTTCCAACCTGTGTTCTGTGCATCATACTTACGTTCATCTGAAGGACTTGCTTCGTCTTCGTAGTAAGTAGTTGTGTCGCCCTGCCAATCAAAGTCACGTACACGGAAATCAATCTGAGTAATAGAGATAGTTTCTGCTACGTTATCACGTTCAATGTAGAGAGGTTCAATAGCTTCTGATACTACAATCAATGCACCTTTAAGTGATGTAAAAGTACACTTAGCATTAGAAGCACCTACACTACCTGCTACTTCATAAGTACTTAGGTTAACGGTAGCTGAATCGACGTTAGCAGAGAAAGGTACACCAGACTTATTGTAGAAGTGTAAGGTAGAGCCATTCTGAAATACTAGAAACTCTAGACCTGACTGACCGCCTACGTTGTACCACACGCCTGTTGTAGTAATAGCATCATCTGCTACAGTGAAACTAGAAAGTTCGAAGTTAGTTTCTTTAGCTGCACCTTTACGTCTACGACGAGAACCGTCACGACGAAGGTCACAGTTTAGTTCATCTACTGATGCATCTGGTGGAAAGGTAAGTTCACCTGCCTCAGTAATCAAACCTTTAACAAATGTGTTAACTACCCTTTGCGTTAGACTCTGTGGCATTTCGTTTCTTACGCTCCTCGTAGTCCTTACCGAAAGCTTCTCTACGGACAGCCTTAGAAGGAGTAATCTTATTTAAGTATATCTCTATTGCTTTCTTAGCTTTATTTAGTGACGTATACTTTCCACTTAAATCTCTTGGAACCTTGCCTTTTTCTACATGGACCTCGAAGAATATGTAACCACCTGGGGATTTTTTTACATGGATTGGAGTACTTAGTTTTTCTGGACATGTGGCTTTCAGAGTTTTCTTGTCATAGTCAATATCGAACTCAACGTCTACCATAGTACGGCCTTTTGTTTTCTTTCTTAACTCTGTACATATCACTCTGCATGTATGACTTCTGCCTACGTGCAGCCTGTTCTATCTTCTGGTCTACACCACTCTTGAACAATGAGAAGCATGTTGACTTAGATTCAGCAATCAAGTATGGGAATAGTACTTCGTCTAAGTCTGGTGTGAAGCTATCATTAAGAGTAAAGTCAGGAACCTTATGACCTAGTGCCTGTGTTTTACTTTCTGCTAGAATGTTGTCTACATTGCTTTCATATGAATCCATTACGATATGTAAGTCATCAAATGATGTGTAGTAATCGGGCATCTTGTCGTTACGTACAAGGATAGGTGTATTACCATTTACGTCATAGACTGTATCTACGTTATCGCCATCCCTGTTTAGTGTCAGAAACACTAGAGGTTCAATGTATTCTATTTCTTTAAACTCAGTACCATTGGTAGTACTAATGTTATAACGTAGGAAGTCGACACGCTTAACTGACTCAGGTACTTGGAAGTGTGTAGGACGTGCTGAGTTAGATAAACTTACAAGTCTAATTAATTCTTGGTGTTCAGGTATCATACGTGTAGATACCATGTTGTAGTAAACATCACGTACTACAGAGGCGATCTGTTCCGCTTCAATAGAATCGCTAATGCTGTTCACATCCTCAGAGTCCATGTCGGACAGGATGTTCTGGACTATCTGTAGTAATGTTCTTTTCATTATGAACCATCCACTGAAACTACAAACCACAATTCAGTATGTGAGGAAGCACCACCATCACAACTTACTCTAATGTAGTCACTTGCTGTGACTGTGTTGTTAGATGAAGGAGCTAAAGTATCTACATCTCCTGCAGCAGAACCTGATGAAGTAACTACAACAGTTCCCATAGAGTTTCCTGCAGAGTTACGGAATGTAAACGTAACATCTCCACCTGCAACTGCACCTGATGTTACTGACTGTACTTTAGAGATTGTACCTGCATAAGGCATTGGTAAGTAAATATCTGATGATGTAGAAATATCTTCAAAGTGTGCAGTGATCATATATCGACGTGAAGTCCAAGCACCTGATCCTGCACCGTCTGCGACATACACTTCACCTGCACTCGCTGTAGACGCACCCTTCGGCTCGTGGAGATAGGGGTCTGTAAGTGCTGAGTGGTTTACGTTTGCCATTTAAATAGTCTCCTAGAGCATAAGGAAGGTAGCCCCCGAAGGGACTACCAATTAGTTAGTTATACGTTAGGGTTTGAAACCACAGTAACGATACCTTCTGGACGGTACTTCTTAACACCGTAACGAGCAGTTGTAACATACTCGTGACGTTGGTAATCTTTGTTGTACTCGTAATCCACCTCTGGCATCTGACGCCATGCACCCACGAATGGGTTAGCTGTAGCATCTGCAGAGAAGAACAAGTTAGCAACACCGTTTGTTGAAGAGAAGTCGTTAGTTGTAGAACCGTCACGCTCTGCTAGTGCAGCATCTGCGACAGTGTTCTTCAAGTAGTTCGATGTATATACGTCGAAACCGTATACGTTTGCAACAAAGCGCATACCCGTTGCGATACCGTCACGAACAATACCTTCCCACATTGGGTTGTTTGATACGTTAACCAAGTTAGTCAGTGTGTTCAACTGGAACTCAACTGATGGGTCAACGATAGCAACCATACCACGATCAGGAACATTAGACTTCTTCAATGCATAACGTGCAAAGGCAAAGTCAGCAAGTTCCATAACACCGCCGTTACCACCTGAGATACGGTGTGCAACACCATCAGTGGTTTCTGCAGAGTTAGCTGTTACACCAACTTCAGGAGAAGCAAACGTAGTTGACTCAAAGTGTTCCATGATTGCACGTTCCTGCTCTGGAACAAAACGTGCTTCAAGTTGTGCACTGTAGAATGAGTCTTGCGCTGCTTTCTTAGTGATGTAAGAAGCTGATTGCAAGTATTGGTCAACAGTGAATGAAAACTCTGCAGTGTCCATTGGGACATATGATACTGCATTATCTTCAGTGTATGTTGATACAGTTGTTTCACCGATGGTTGGGATAGTGAATGTGTCACCATCTGGGAATCCATCTAGAATACGCACATAACGCTGTGCTTGCATTTCGTCACGCAGAATCTCTTTCAGTTCTGAGGAGTATACCTCTGAACGAATCAGACGCTGCATGTCTGTGTTGGAGGAAATCATACCAGCCATTGAGCTAGTCCTTTCTTAAAGTTAGTTGCCGAACTTATCTCCCATCCGCATCTTATCATCCATAAGCTGTTGTTGGATTTTAGGGGAGTAGTACAGGTTACGATTTTCTCGACGAAGCTTCTGGTAGTATTGCCAATTACGCTCCGAAGAGTTTTGCATGTTGACACTTTCAGTACGCACAGACCCTTGAGTAATAGGCTTAAAGGTCTGTTGTTTCTCACCGATCAATGCAAAGAATGCTGATGGTGATTCTGCAGCAAGTTCTTGCATACGCTCCATACTAATACCAAGTTCTTGTGACTTGTTGACTAGCATGTTGTGAGCTTCAGTACCATACGTTTCTTGTAGTACACTGTCTACAGTACTGATGTTCTGCTTTGCTGTAGCTTGATTCTCACGCTCTGTTAGTGTCTTTTCGACAAGGCTCTTTAAATCATCTTCACTCACTGCAAGGTTGGTATTACCTTCAGTATTCGTGCCACCGTTATTGTTATTGGACTCTAGAGGTTTTTCGTTGGTGGGAGCCGAAGCCTTTCCCTCTAGTTGTTGTAGTAACTGTGACGCATAGTCTTGCTTACCAAGGTCTTCTCGCATTTGTGAGAGTTGATCCTCAAGGTTCTTGATATAAACATCTGCCTCAAGTTTACCTTTAGCTAGTACTTCTGGGTCTTTCCAGTTATCACCACGTGTCTCTACGAGCTTCTGCAAATAAGATTCCTGTGGTTGAGTCTCTTGTTGCGTAGTCTCGGCTGTAGTCTGACCTACCTGTGGTTGGGTGTTATCAGACTGTGTTTCATCAAAAACTGACATAATTATTTATGATCCTTACGGTTGAGGTCTATTAATCTTAACAAGTCGTCTAGAGCAGCGTTGTACTCATTAACGGCTATTTGTTTTTCAGCCCATCCTGGGCCGTAGTCACGTACAGATTCTTTCTTATATAGAGTCTGTTCGATAACATCTTGCAAGTCATCAAAGGCATTTCTGTAGTACATTACCTGTTCGATGCGCTTGGCTTTTTCCTCACCCCTTAGACCTTTTGTCCAAGCTGAGTGCATATTATAATCCCATCTCCGATGCTTCCATTAGTCTCTCTTCATTTGCAGCTTGTAGGTCTTGAACTTTAGACTGTGTTTCCATTTGTTCGTCTACTGCAACATTATCTGCAAACAAGGTTGGTTCACCAAGTTCGTAGGCAATGATACGAGCTAGTTCTTTACCTGACAAGTGTGGTGCAACAGTAGGGTCTTGTGCCTTGACTGCAGCCATCTGAATTAGATTCTGTAGTCTACGAGCACGTTCAGCAAAGTGTCTTGCTCCTACTGGTACAATCTTACCGCTAGACGTAATGTCTTCACGAGTAATATCTAGGAACTTCATAAAGCCCTGATCTTCATCTAGTACACGGATAGTGTCTGATCTGTTCATATATCGACGTGCATTCTCAAGCATAGTATTCAAGATAGGTTCAATGAATGTACGCTCGAAGTGTGCAGCCTTGTGTTCAAAGATACGAGATGCAGAGTTCTGTAGTGTCTGTACTTCGAATGCAGTCTTCTCACCTGGGGTACGGATACCCATAGCTTGACGAGGAGCACCTGCCATTTCTTCCATCTTGTTCTCTAAGACTTGAATCTGTAGGTCTGCGTTTAGTGCAGTAGCATCAGGTGCCATATAACCTACATCACCCTCTTCGCCCATGTATATACGAGCACCAGGTTCGAAGTCGAAGTCCTCTACGTCACCCTTGACTTTTAGAATAGGGTAAGCAATCTGATCGAATACGTCTGCCTTTAGGTTCTCTAGGTGATCAATGCGGTACTGCATACCTACAAGATTATCTAGTGGACCCATAGAGTAGAGGTTGTCTGGACGGTTACGCCACCCACTGTGGAAGATAGGAGCCTTACCCATCCATGATGGATTCTCTTGGTTGTCTAGAACATACGCACGATCTACGATTGTAATCACACGGTCTGACATAAACTCACCAGACTCTTGATCGTAGACATCACCGTAGAATGTTAGAATCTCTACGTAGTCTGATTCGTAGTACTGTTGGATGTTAGAGAAACCATCTGCTACAAAACCCTCACCCTTGTCGATGTGACCTTCTGATGAAGATATAGTCTGACGAGCACCAAGCATCTTATCGAATACTTTAGATAAGTACTCATTGTTAGGATCAGCATCTATCATACGTTTGATTTCACCTAGAGATTTAATACTCTTAATAATCTTAGGTGAGTCTTCGAAGGATGCTGCAGTAGGGTTAAAGCAAATATCGTATGGTGAGATACGGACTAACTTAGGTCCAATGTATTTAGGAATGTATTCACCATTCTCTTTAGTAGTGAATCCATCATTCCACTCGACCATAGAGAAGCAGTTACCGTATAGAATCCAATCTTGAATCAAGTCGGATACTGTTGTAACGAAACCTGACTGAGATACTTTGTTATCCATATACGCTTGGATAATCTCACGCTTCTCTTTACGTGCTGAGTCTCGTGTATCTGCTTCCCACTTCATCCACTTCTGTTGTGGAAACAATGTAGCAAAGTAGTTAGCGTGTAGGTTATCTGCAATCTGTGTAATCTTAGGAGTAGTCGTTGTGTTAGACCAAGGAAGGATTGCGTTAGCAGTAGTAGTCGTATCTGTAGCGTATACGTAGTTACGTAGTTCTTTACTTTGTTCGATCCAATCCTGACGAAGCTTGTTCCAAGTATTCCACTTGTTAGCTATTTCTACAGCAAGGTTATCTGGATCAATGATTTGTTCGATGTCGATAGTTTCCATTATCTACTCCCTGCTCTGAAACGACTATTCGCCCAGACAATATTGCTTTCACGTTTCCTATTAAGGTTACGAGTTGGACGCACAGCCATATCTACGGCAGATGCTAGAGCGTCAATTACGTCATCATGTGGTGGGTTACGAGTAGACAGTTCGTCTTCTAAGTACTGTGTGTTACCCCCACGGTAATGCCACATTTGAAGGTTATCATATCTAGGTTCTAAGACAGAAGCGATACGCTCTTGTTTATTACCTTGTTGCTTGTTAGGTCTAAACTCATCAATACTAAGAGACAGACCGTGTTGTTTAATTAACTCTTTTAGTTGCTTCACGATAGCCATCTGTGCAACAGTAACCTCTGCACGTAGCTTACGGAATGACCACTTACTATGCATATCAAAGATGTGATCGAAGTACTCTGATATACGTTCTGTTCTGAACCTGTCGATGTCTAGAACATAAACATTATTATCTGCATCTACTCCTACAAGCACCAAGGCAGTGTAGTCAGCTTTTGCTCTCATACTAAACGCAAAGTCAATAGCAGCAAATAGATTAAGTTTACTATCTTTGTAGAACCAGAAGCCATTGTCTAGATGCAAGTGCTTCCTATCGAAGTATTGTATCTTGTCTCGACCTACAGGTACGTTATCTGGATCACTAGGATCATTGTAGTACTGTGCTCTAAACTGACCTTTGTCGAGGTACTTACCACGTTTCTTAGCAAGTGTAGCTATATCGAATCCGAACCACTTACCATCCTTACGTTGTTGCTTGGGCCAGAGGAACTCACCAGTACCGTCACCACGATTCTCTACAGGTTTCTCTAGAATCTCGTATATCTGATCCTCACCTGTCTGTTCACCCTGATCATCGTAGAGAACTTCTTTCATCTCCATAAGATCGTTGTACAAGTCCTTACTGTGATAACGTGTACCTACTACCCATTCCCTAGCGTCAGCACCTTCGATAGACGACAGCAATGAGTACTGACTTGCAACCTTGTTACGGCCCTCTAGGGTAAGAGCATTCTCAGCTACAACTACGTCATCAAGTACGGCAATGTCACAGTGTAGACCTGTCAGTGATGTAGTTAGACCACCTGTAAAGATACTAGGATCACGGACGTTCTCTTGCTTACGTAGTGGGTGATCTAAGCTAATCTCTGAGTTAGTCCACCGTGTACGTTTACCCTCTTCAGCGTGAATGTGTTCAGGCCAGTAACGTCTATAGATTTCTGAGGTAAAGATACCTTTAATAAAACTAAGTTGTTTCTCAGCCAGGTTTGCTGTAGCAGAGATATACAGGATACGTAGTGTAGGGTCTTTAGTTAGTTCCCATGCTACCCTGTAAGCAACTAGCCTTGACTTACCGTGGTCACGTGGAAAGAGAAGAAGCTGATAGTTACGTGCGTCCTCTCTTGTCCACCATTCTATGACCTCTTTATGGCAATCCCCTAAGACCTGCTGTGGGGCAACCAACTGAATAAAGAACTCTAGATCATTCTCAGCCGCTTGCCGTATCTGGTCTAATGCTTGCTTTGCCATAATATGTCCTTGCGGTTAAGGTGCTACAGGCCAGTCCTCGTCTGCTAGGTTAGGCCATGCGTCTAGGTCAGTTAAGTCACGTAGTTCTTGACGGTACGTAGCCCATGCAGTCTTGTCTTCGTTAGACAAAGGACTATCATTCATCTGAGTCCAATCGGTGTCAGCTAGTAGCTTATCACGAGTAGTACGATTAGTCTCAGCAACTTTAGCATCTAGCCCCGCCTGATAAGCCGCTTCATGCTCTGCCTTGGTTGTCGTAACGCCATCCTCA